CACTTTTTTCCTTGAGCATTCCGGTGTACGTTTTTTGTGATCTGCGTTGCAGCGCATATCAGTCCGATCATGGTCGGTCCTTGGTTTAGCAAAAGCGAATCAATTAACGGCGTTGCCGCGCGGTTAATTCAGTCCCGTCGAGCGCCAACTCGGCGGGATTTGCTTTTTGTGTTTCCGCCTCGAGCATTCCGATATAGCTTGAGCGTAGGAGGTGCCCCCATGGCTGATGAAATAGACGCGAACTGCAAGCACACGTCGATCGAGTATGATGTTGGCGGACTGGCTCAGCCAGGGACAAACGTCATGCTTACCGACATTGCCGCGCGCTGCGCTGACTGTGGTGTCCTGTTCAAGTGGTTGGGCCGGTGGTCCAATACGCCCAAGCACGGGATCCCGCACGTCTCTGAGGACGGCATCTGGCTGTCCTTGCCCATGATCCCGGATGGCGAGAACGCGTTCCGCCTGATCCTGAACGAGGATATCCCCCAATGACCGATACACCCCCGAAGAGCCGGCGTGGCTTTGCTGCCATGTCCCGCGAGCAGCTGCTGGAAATCTCGTCCAAGGGCGGAAAGGGAACGCCGCCGGAAAAGCGCACATTCGCGCTGGACAGCACCCTGGCCAAGGATTCCGCGCGTCTGGGGGGCCTTGCGAAGGCCGCTAAATCGAAGGTTCCAGACTGATGTGCGGAAATTGCGTCAATCTGGATCCGCACGCATTACCGTCTGGTGTGCGCTATTGCTGGCGTCATTGTGTGTGGAGATGGCCTACCGAAGAGTGGCCAGAGTGTTTGGTGATCCCGGTTGGACTCGAACCAACGCAAAACTGATTAAGAGTCAGTCACTCTACCAACTGAGTTACGGGACCGTTACTTTCGGCCACCCTTTCGAGTGCCCCGGCAGTTCCATTTCTTGAGGCTTAGCGCCTTTCGGGTGGGTTCGCCATTGGGCTTGCGCATAGGGCCCTTCATTCCGCCCATCCTGGCGCAGAAGCTAGCTTTCCGGCCTGCGTCCCGTTCCGTCTTGGGATGCGGAGCCGGAGGCTTGATGTCATGCCCCTGAGAGCGCAGGGAAGCCCGTCCACGGGCATTCAGACCACCGCTGGCAGACTTTCCTTCCTTACGCGTCCAGGCACCGCTCATCGCTTCCCTCGCTTGTTCTGACGCTGGGCCGCGCGCATGTTGGCAACCAGGGACGGATACGTGGATCCAGACCGCTTGGCATCGCGCTTGGCAGATGCCTTGGCAACTGGGCTTAGCTTGGTTGACTTCAGGCCCTTAGGCCGAGGGCGTTCCCACACTTCGCTCATGGCCTTAGACCCGGCTTGATCTGCGGACTGTGTCTCTGACCTCTGTCAGTAACTGCTGGACGTTGGCCATGCCGACCTCAAGGCGGATGAGACGATCGGTCAGCTCGTGGAAATCGCGCTCAAGATCTTCAGCCCTGTCGGCCTTGTCCTCGAGTGTGCGGACTTTCTGACCCATCACGCCAAACGTGTAAGCACCGCTCATCACCGCTAACCCGATCGCTACGATATCAGCCCAAGTCGGCATAAAGCCCCCCATGTTACACCACGACAAAGACCCCCCGGCGTTAACCGGGGGGAGATTGAATGATCAAGCAACCGGCGTGAGCGAGGTCGCGATGGCGTTCAGCGAGGTGGCAGCTGCCTCGATCGCGGACGTAGCAGCCGTGATGGCCGCAGTGTCCTCAGGAGGAGGCGCAGCAGCTCTAGCGGCTTCAGCAGCTGCAGCAGAGGCTTGGAGGGCTTGCACAGCGCCTGTGAGGGCATTGGTGGCGCTGGTGAGCGCGTCGGTGGCAGCGGACATTGCATCAATCCTTTTGAGGAGTGAGCGGAGGAGGGAGACGAGCTCCCTGTCACCGCTCATGGGGCCGGGGGGGAAGTGAGGGACGCCTTGTACTTGAGGAGGTGAGCATCAATTTCGGCATGCAGGGCCGCGCCCAGGCGGTCCACGCCGGCATTGATGAACTTGTTGAAGGGCACGCTCGCGCCACCCGTCAGTCTGGCCAGCTCGGCGTCCAGAGCGGTCTCAATGGCAGGCACGATCGCTGCGATAGACGCGCCAATGTCCGTATCGGCCAGATCCAACGCGTTCGAGGCCGCGTGCTTGAGATCTGCTGTTACAGTGTCAATCGAAGCACTCATGTCCGGAGAATGCGCGATCAGGGCCTGGGCCCAATGCAGAGCCTGCTCCACGCCCTGAATTGGGCTGATCTTCTTATTCAGAACGTCGGTCAGAATGCTCATGAGTGTTTCCTGCGTGGGGGGCCACTGGGGCGGATCCCTACTTTTACCACAGGAAAATCACTTAGGGCAGAGGCTTGCCCGTGCCGCGTTGTTGGCGATGATCTGCTTGACGGTCAGCTCGCTGTCGTCCTTGGCCGAGTACGAGACCGTCTTCCAGACCAGACAGACCGGATCAGGCGTTGTCGCGGTTATTGGGGTCTGACTGTTCAACGGCGCGCAGGCCACCAGACTTGAGAAAGCGGCCAGTGACAGCATCGCGGGCCATGTTCGCAGCAGCAATTTGGGCAAGGCTCTTCTCCTGGGTCTTGAGCTCGGTTTCAGCGGTTGCAGCAGCTGCGGCCTGGACCGCTTCCTGCGAAGGAGCCGGTGTCTGCCTTAACCATAGGCTAGCAATCCACTTCAGGATGTTCAGAAAGAAGCTCATGCGTGCACTCCCGTCTCGAGCTCGTCCATCTCGCGTTTCGCGCGGGCCGGCGTCTGCTTGGCCCACTCTGAATCAAGGCCTGCAGCCTTGGCCAGATCCCATTCCTCAGCCCTCACATGAGCCAGCATCTGCTTGAACTCGAGCAAACCGCCGATCCCCAGCTGGAACGCCATCTTGACCAGCACATTGGCTCTCACGTCGTCCAGAGATCTCCACCAGGGGATGACCACGTCCATCTGACCACAGGTGTGGTCTATGTCATGATCCAGCTGCTCGTCAGCGGCCTGCTGCGTCCACTGGAGGCCCTCATGCACGTCTGGGCCTGTGTGCCCATAGCCGATCGTCAGGACGTTCAGTGTGTCCCTGTAGGCCAGCAGGCGGCATCCTTCCTCGCGCTCGAGGTCGGTTGTCAGGAGATCGCGGTTCATGGCTGTGGCGGCTTCTTAGGAGGTTGGATGAGAGCAAACGCGCCCATGATCACCGGCATCAGGAACGCATCAGGCGCTCCTGATGCACGGCAAACGACGCAGAACAGGATCACGACGAAGGGCAGGGTGTAGATGTAGTCATCCTGGGTCATATCATGCCGCCGTGTTAGCTATCAGGATTCCTTCCAACTGGATGGATCCTTGAGTAGCGGTGGTGACGTTCAACTGCCACTGCACATCTGTTTTTGCGGCGTAGGCTCGGGGGGAAACACGGGTGCTGTCGTAACCCGCGCTCTGAAACGGCGCTTGCAGGAATATCTGCGTGATGCCGGTGCTGCTCTGCGTATACACGCGGTACAGAGTGATATCTGTTGCTGCGGGGGGCGGGCAATACGCTTGGACCCGATATAGGTAGAACGTGTACCCAGCCGGAACCGTATAGATGCTCATGCTGGATTTGCCCTTGGAAATCGTCGAGCCGTTGAAGTTCGCACTGTTGATCTGGGCATAGGTGACGGTCTTGCCCGCGTTTGCCAGCGTAATTGCGCCCACCGGGTTGGTTGTGCCCGTCACCTGAATCCCGTTGATCCGGAGGTAGCTGTTGACCGTAGTCACGCCCGTCGTGCCGTTGGTCAGGACCAGCGTCTCGGACAGAATGTTGTAGTTGGCATCCAGCCCGCTGATCAGGATCGACACAGCCGTGTCGGACGCAGACGAGCTATAGAGCAGCATCTGGATCGCGGAGGGCGGGAACACATAGTACCCACCCACTTCCCACATGGGGTAGTAACTCCCGGCGGTGATCGACGCCGTGTAACCCTGTATTGAGACCGTAGAGGCACCGGGCACCAAACCCCGAGATACCTGAGTGTTCCACGGAGCTAGAAGAGTGCTGTCCGTGCTGTTGGAGCCCGCCTGATTGGACAGAGACGCGCCTGTGGCCGCAAAACCGGATCTGACGGCGAATGTGGTTTGGGTCGTGGCACCGTTGACTACGCGAACCCGGCAGAATTGGGCCAAAACAGGTGCTGAGATGGTTGCAGGCGTAGATGCCGCGATTGGCAGGACGGCGGCGATGATCCACGTCGCCCCGTCACTCGACAGGTCGATGTATGCGGTCGCGGTCTGATCCGTGTAGACGCTAGCCACAAAGAACGCCCACGGGGACACAGCACCCTGTGTGCCAGTCCCATAGGCGTCCCTGGACGCACCCGTGAAGGTGGCGCTGGCCGCAAGCGGCGCGGTCGTCTCGAGTTGATAGACCGCGTTTGTTGCCATTACGACATGGCTTCCTGAGCGATGAGGGAGGCACCCACCGTGGCGGTGCCGGTGATGGCAACCGTCAAAATGTCAGGCTGGTTGCCCTGCACCACGTTGAACAGCGGGAAGAAACTCGACAGGTCGAAAGTCTGGAGACCACCGGACGGCAGCGGGGTGTTGTACACGACCTCCCCGCCGGTCAGGGCGGTAGCAGAGATGTCGCGCTCCGCGAAGCTGTTGAGCGAACCCAGAGAGTACGCGGTCGCGAAACTCGCCCCGGTAAGCTGCACAGGCGACGAGTAGGTGGACGTGATAAGCTCTAGCGTACAGTTGGCGCTGGAGTAGATCGACAGGATTTGCGGCAGAATCTGGCCACGGTCGATCACGCCGATGATGTAGTTGCTCCCCGCCACCGGGGGGATCATCATGGGCAGGGTCGCGGTGGACGTGGACTGAATGTTGTCCACAACCGTCAGGGTGGTCGCGGTGTTCGCAATGATGCGCCCAATCGGACCCTGACCAGAGGTCATCACCGGAGAGCCGGTCACAGACCCGGTGGTGATGCCAGAGCCGGTGATCGTGAAGCCCGACGCAGACGCGCCGCTGACGAGAAACACGCCGTTGACCGTGGTGTTACCCGTGGCCCCGCTGATGGTGATGTAGCGGCCATTGCTGACGTAGTTGGTGCCGTTCGTGACCACAGCAGCAGAGCCCGCTGCGGAGACCGTGATGCTCGTCAGAACCTGTGTGGTGCCCCGGCTGAAGAAGTACTTGTCCACCCACTGGCTGGGCGTCCACGTCGCGGAACTACACGTCACAACGGTCTGGGTGGCCGTCTGAGACACACCCGTGATGGCCGCACCGCCCGTAGGCAGCGTACCGTTTGCGCCGCTGTAGGCCGTGTCCACGCCGTATTCCAGCGTACCCATGTTCCGGTAGCGGATGGACAGGAGGGGGTAGCGCGTAGCAGCCGAGGGCGCACGGGTCGGAGCCGTGCCGTAACCGTAGGTGAAGCCCCGCTGGTTGTCGATCTTCCCCTCTGCCAACACCGACACGCCCCAGTGGTAGAAGCTGTTGGCGGTGGTCGTGCCCACGTTCCGATTCTCATACCGGACAGGGAGGTTGCCGGTTCGGCTCCATGCGGTGATCTGACCGGGCAAGTTCGCGATGCCGATCTGGTGCAGAGTGTACGGCTCGCCTTGGATAGTCACGCCCCAGCGCAGCATCCCCGCGCCGTACCATGCGTACTCCATCCACACCATCTGCATGATCTGCCAATTCAGGCTGGCGGCTATCTGGTTGGGATCGCTCCACGCATTCGCGAGCGTCCGGTACTCCTGAACCCCACTCGTGCCCGTGTCAGAACGGTACACGACAGCCAGACCCGTGGGATTGGTTGCGGTCGGGTCACCCACCTCAAGGAACATGCCGTTGGCGTCGTCAAAGAAGCCCACGCGCTGGCGGTTGTTCGTGATCGGCGGGCCGAAGACGTGACCCGTGGCCATGTA